GTAGTGTCTACGTTGCATTACGTTTTCTTTTTTTAATCCTAGCTTTCTAAATGCTAGCGAGTGCAGTGTTCTAAAGTATGGAAGATCATCTTCTGTAAGATTAAATTTTTTAATTGCTCTGTCTCTTGCTTCATACGCAGCTTTCTGTGTAAATGCAAAGTACCCAACTTTATCAGGGTCTGTTTGTTTTAGATAATCATCTACTTTGTTTAACAAAGTTGTTGTCTTACCTGTTCCTGGTGGTCCCAATACTATTGTTTTCATCGTCTTTTATATTTATCTCTTCTTCTGTTATTTTCTGATGGTGTTACCCATTCTAAATTTGATGGCATATAATTGTATATGTCGTTATCTAAATGATCGACAAAAATTTTATTTTCAATATCATCATTTTCTAAAAAAGCTAACGCAACAATTTTATGCATATAACATTTAAAATTTTTAATTTTATTTGGCATTTCTTTAGTCGGTGTTGGAACAGAAGGTGCTACGTGTGGATAAGGCGAACTTTTTATACAAGTTGTTTGTGATAATATTGTTCCAGTATCTATTTTTACAAACGGAAAAATAGGTCCTAATTCAGGTTTCCATGGATTAATACCACCTGTTTTATATATAAAAAATTTATCGGCAGGTAAATCAGAAAAAGGATATCTTCTTGTTTTAGGAGATCTTAACGTAGATAAATCTACTTTTTCTTTTTCTAAAATAATTTGTTTAGGATCATCCCAAAGATTTAATTGTTCTCTTATCATAGTGTTATAAATATCCAATACGAAGTAAGTAAAGTTAGTAATAATAAATCTGCTTCAGCAATCATTAGTACGGATCTTCTTCTTTTAATACTTTTTGATTATAATCATCTTTCTTTTTGTCAAATTCTTTAACAATAAATACAGATAATTTTTCTTTACCAATTCGTTTAGAATCACATTTACATTTTTCTTTTAACATTTGTGCTGTTCTAGAATAACCAATGTCCCATCTTCTTCTCATTAAAAATTGATGATAGAATCTGTCAAATACAAAATGGTGATTGCTATCTGCTGTCCACACTCCACCTTTTTTAAGATCGTTTTTATCTGTTGACACTTGTCTATTAAGACAAAACTCTTCTAAATGATTTTGTAATTGATCTTCTGTTCTTAATCCTTCTGCTGGTTCTGTAACTTCTGCATTGTTTAATAATAAATTTGTAATGACTACCCAATCTTTTTCTTTTAATGTTGGTGGTCTAAATCGTAATTGTTTCATACATGCTTCTTGAAATAAACTTTGTTGTCGTAGGTATTTAACATTTTCTAAGTATAATCTTTCTCCGTCTACGTTTAGATAATAGTAAGGATCTTCCAAATCTATTACCTGTAAGTCGGTAAGACCAGGAAACAGTATCTCCTGACCGATTCCAAATTTCCGTGTCCTACATAAAGTTTTATCACACATACTACACATAGGTTGGTCATTACATTTGTAGCCCCATTCTTTTTTATCGTGTTGATTTACAATTATTTGTACTTCAGAATCAGACAATGGTTTTTCCATAGCTGTTGCATTAAACATTATTAGTTTTGATTTCCATTCACTAGGCCATTTTTGTTTTGCATATACACCATAATGAAACAACGCATTATTTCTACCACCCTCTCCTATTTTATTTATAGCTAACGTTTCTATGCAAGGTGGTGCATCTCCATATTCTGATTTAGGTCTTTCTACTTTAATACTGTCAACATCTTTTTGTTTTATATTTTCATACAATAAATAAAAAGCATCTAAAGTAACAGCTTCACCTTTACTATTAAAGGCATATCTTGTTGTTTGTTTACAATTAAAGTATGGTAAATTTAAAAAATTTCCTGTATCATCTTGCGATTTTAATTCTGTTTGTTTCGGAAACACTTCTGATCCACCATAACCTAACACAGCTTTTATTTCTGTTAACTTATCTTGCATTGATCTTGCTGATACATAATCTTCTGTAAATAAAAATACATGTGCACCACCAGATTTAGATCTAAATACTATTAATGGTAAATTTAATTTATTTATTTTTTTAATTAATTCTGAATGATTAAATCCTGCGTATGAATCTATATCAATGCATCCCCATTTACATTGATTGTCATCATTAATAGGTATTACACCTAAACTTTCTGTTCCTTCTAAATGCTGTTGCCATAATTCATCTGTGACTGGTTCTCTTTTTACAAATGATTTGCCTTTTACTTTTGTCCCGTTGCCATTTGATTCTCCAACTTTAGTGACACCATGAGCACGTTCTAATCCTGTGAATATATGTTTAAATTTTTCTATCATAAAATGCAAAGTGGGCGTTTCCACTCTCGCTTTCACGCCCACCACCTAGGATACGGTTAGTATGGTTGTTTAGAGTCTGCCTCTTCATTACCATGCTTCGCCTCAATCTCACCTTTACCTACACGCTCTGCAAATGTTTTCGCAATATCATAGACTCCTTTGTCTGTGACTGGTCCTACTTTTGCAACGTCCCATCCAAACCATGTACCTTTGTCGTTTGACATCTGCACAGGTTTTAGACTGTAAATGTGACTATATGTTGGCGGAGTAAAAAGTCCGTTTTTACCCTGCATTTTAATTCCCATCATCATTGAGTTCCATTTTCTACTAACTTTAAGTTGAGTAGCTTTCATAGATATCAACGCTGTTGATGGACTATCACCTAAAAGAATCACAAAGTGATCAGCAGTGTTTTCTAAATAATTACCGTTTGGTAATCTATCTTTGAAATCTTTACCTCTAGTCGTTTGACTAATGATATCACTACCTGCTTCATGAATAGCAACAGGTGCACCTGTACTGGTACCTCTATCTTGCCATTCAATATACTTTCTTTTGTAAAAAACTGGTACAACATCTATTGAGCTGTACAAGTCATTAGTGACAGTGTTTATTATCTTGCCGGGTTCTGCGCCCTCGACATATTTTCCGTGAGTCTTATTGACTTCCGGAGATAATTGTCCCAAAACTTTTAAGAAAGGCAACGCAAGATCTTCTTGCGATATGTTTTGAGTACCTTTGTCTGCATCAGCTTCAAACATATTGACTGCTAATGCGCCTCCTTTTTTTTCTACTACTTGGTTCATGTTTATTGTTTCCTTTTTATTGTTGTTTTATTCTCGGTATAAACACCGAAAATTTCCGTTGGCATGTCTTTACCTGCCTCAATACGCTCACGGACTAGCGCTTTCAGAGTCATGGGCTCGACCTTCATTTTTCGTGCAGGTTCTAACCCTTGACTCTTCGCAAGGTCAACATAAGATGCTGCCTTGTTATCTTCGTCTTTACCGAATGATACTGAAATTTCATTCTTAATAATATCACCCAGTCCATTGTTACGAAGCCAGTTATACGCCGCTTCTTTATTAGCCTCACTTATGTGAGCTTTGTACGACGTTGCAACTTTTAGATGTGAACCATCTTCAAGTTTTAATTCTGCTAAACCCATTTCTGTCATCATAGTTGGTATGACTTCTCCAGAAATACGTTCTATATCTTTTTTTGTACTCTTTATATTATCTTCTTGAAGTTCTAATCTTTTATTTAGATCTTCTAATTTTTCTACTTGATCTGCAAGAGACTGAATATTATCAGTTTTTTTCATTGCATCTTGTTGGTCTTTTTCAAAATCAATCGACATCTATTTCTCCTCTTTCATATAAGTTTATTTGTATTGGATAGTATTTTCTTTCTTGTTTATCCCATTTAAGTATTTTGTATTTTCCATTTGTAATATCAGAAACGATAGAACACGCAACACCTATTAGTGCAGGATCACCTGTTAATAGTAAATGATCTTTTTCATTAAAATGTTTTAATCCATGTCTTAACTTTCTTATAAGAGGTCCTGGAGAAAAAATCATTTGAGAAAACTCTGGTAATAAAAATACTAGATCACCATAATTAGTAGCACCCATAATATTTATTTTAGGGTTTCCCGCTTGGCTTCCCGCAACATGTTGGATTACATATACTTTTTCTGCTTTCATGTCTTGACATATAGTGCATGATGAATTATATGTCAACCCATAGAAAGAAAAAAGATTATGACAATAAATTATAAATTTAAAATGAAGCCTTACGCTCATCAATTAACTGCGTTAGAAAAATCTTGGAACAAAGAAAGCTACGCATATTTTATGGAGATGGGTACAGGTAAAACAAAAGTATTAATTGACAACATGTCGATGTTGTATGACAAAGGTAAAATAGATGGTGCATTAATTATTGCACCTAAAGGTGTTGTTAAAACTTGGTATGAACAAGAACTACCAGCACATTTACCAGATCACATAGAAAAAGTGTCAATATTGTGGCAACCTAATATTACAAAAAAACAAAAAGAAAATTTAGATAGTGTATTAAAAACAGGAACTGAATTACATATTTTAGTAATGAACGTAGAAGCTTTGTCTACAAGCAAAGGTGTAGATTTTGCACTAAAATTTATTAACTGTCACAACACATTAATGGCTATTGATGAATCAACTACAATAAAAAATCCTGGTGCTAAACGTACAAAAAATATTATTAAATTAGGTGGTATTTCTAAATACAGAAGAATAATGACAGGTTCTCCTGTAACTAAAAATCCATTAGATTTATATAGTCAATGTGAATTTCTTGATCCATACTTATTAGATTTTACTTCTTACTATGCATTTCGTAATAGATATGCAGAAATGAAAACTCTACATGTTAGAGGTAGGTCTATACAAGTTGTTAAAAAATTTGTTAATTTAGCAGAATTATCAGAACGATTAAAAGGTTTTTCTTACAGAGTATTAAAAGAAGATTGTTTAGATTTACCACCTAAAAACTGGACTAAACGACATATATCTCTCACACCAGATCAATTTAAAGTTTACGACCAAATGAAAAAACAAGCTGTAGCGCATTTAAATGGCAAAGCGTCTAGCACTATGACTGTTCTTACTCAACTTATGAGACTACAACAAATAACTTGTGGCCACTTTGTGGCTAATGATGGCTCTACACAAGAAATAAAAAATAATAGAATTAGTGAACTTATGGACGTATTAAGTGAAATAGAGGGTAAAGTTATTATATGGGGTCATTGGCAAAAAGATATTACAAATATTATAAAAGCTATTGTTGATGAGTATGGTTCAGGGTCCGTGGTTGATTATTATGGGTTAACACCGCAAGATGAAAGACAAGATAACATACGTCAATTTCAAAATAACCCAGAATGTAGATTTATTGTAGGTACACCTCAAACAGGTGGTTATGGTATTACACTTACACAAGCAAACACAGTTGTATATTTTTCTAACGGCTATGATTTAGAAAAAAGATTGCAATCAGAAGACAGAGCACACAGAATAGGTCAAAAGAAAAATGTAACTTATGTAGATATTATATGTGAAGATACAGTTGACGAAAAAATAGTAAAAGCATTAAAAGATAAAATAAATATAGCTTCTCAAGTATTAGGAGAAGAACTTAAATCCTGGATTTAGTAGGATATACGCGTGTAGCGCGCTGAAATTTTTAACTTACGACTTTACCACCAGACCATTTCATATCTGGTAGACCTTCAGTATAATTTTTGCCGTCAAAAGTTAAAACTTGTTTTCTATTTGAATCTGATTCGTGATAAGATATGTGAACCCATCCTCCAGCCGGATCGTCTTTATCGTAAAACTCAAGGATCAATTGATCGAAGTCTACGTTATTTTGTAGCCAGTAAGCTGTCTGAATATTTGGTACTCCAAAAATTTCCAGGTCTACGGCCTGGCCCTTCGCATGTTGCGATGTCTTTTTGCTGCCGATAGCTTCACACAAAGCCTCGGACCTGTAGCCCGATGTGATAGTGACTGGCTTATCAAAGTGTGCACGTAGAGGTTCTAAAATTTCATAACATAAATCACCTAGACTTTTAATTTCTCCAGATCCTGGAGTATTGTCTATTCCTTTTCGCGTCGCTGTCATCGACTTAGTCATCTCTTTAAGAGTAAAATGTTTTGATAATTGCATAATTTATTTTGATATATCTGAAAGTAAAATTAAAAGAACAGCTCCCATACCGCCTACTATCCAATACTCTAATCTTTTAATTCTTTCTTGCATTTCTTTTATTTGTTCAAATGTTTGCTTTTGCATTATCCTGCAAAGCTTTTCATGTGATTCAATTTTTTGTAGTGCCGATTTTTTTGCCATTATGTTCTCTTAGCTATTTCCTTTTCACCCTCTGATAGTAATGCATTCTCACTTCGTGTCAACCCGTCATTTTTAGCCAACATAGTGTTGTTATTTACCTTTGGCATTGGTGTATTTGGTAATGGTGGTGCTTGTACTTGAAAATCATTTGATAAAGGATTTAATAATTTGTTAACTCCTTTTTTAATTATAGGAGATATTTTTCTTAAGTTTGATTTTATAAATCCTTCGTCTCTAATTGGATCACCATTTTCATCTAAAATCATATTACCTTTTTTGTCTAATACGTAATCAAATTTTTCTGGATCGTATTCATTACCTTCTTTAAAAAATTTTTTAAATTCATAATTCATCTTAACACCGTCTAATTCAAATTCAGGAAACACAAAACCTGTATTAAGATCTAATCTAAATTTACCTTCCGCAGAAGCTTTATCTAACTCATTACGTATAGTATTTACTTTTGTTTCAAATCTTTTTTGTGAATAGTTTACTGGAGTAAATTCACCAAACATTAAATTACTTCTTATTGTTTCACTAACACCTGATTGTTTTAATATTTCATCAATTTGAAAATCAGATAAATCTAAAAGTTTTAAATCTTGCATTCTTATATACATATCTTTTTGTATTCTAAATGCTTCTTCTTGCATATCTTCATATGTTTGAACTAACATACCTGGTGTGTTGTTTTGATAATTATCAACATTATAAAATTTTTCATTTTCGTCAACAGCTCTTAATAATCTATTCATTTCTGATCCAAAATATTTTAAATCTTTTTTTACATCAATACGAATAATTCTGGTACCAGCAAACAATGCAAGTAATTCATCTTTTAAGTTTAATGCTTTACCACCTTTTGTTAAATCTTTTCCAATTGCACCACTAATTTTATCTGCACTAACAAACACACCTGGTTTGACACCATCTAATATATAAGCAAATGATTTAGCAAACTTATCTCCAATACTATCAGACGCAGAAAAAACTGTACCTCCTTGATCTTTTTTACCATTTCTTAAAGTTACATCTAATACTCTGTCAAAACCAATCGGCTCAGTTATAAACGGTGCTAAAAATGTCATCACTGGTCCATCTTCTGCAAACATAACACTCATTACATAATCATCTGTTTCTTGTGGATTTAAATTTTGTGCAGATGCTTGGTTAATTGCTGCTTCTAATGGTGCCCACAAACTATCATACGGTGAAAAGTATGAAAAGTTTATTGCTGCTGATTCACCATTTTTCCAACCTTTAATAGCTAGAAGATTTGAATTTTTATCCCATGGTGCAGCTGATGAACGTTTGTATGCATCCCATTGTGAGTCTGTAGAATTAGTTAAGAATTGTGCTAGCTGTACTAATCCAGTTCCTGTTGCATAACTTGTTAAAAAAGCACCTTGTAATCTTCTTATACCCATTTGTCTTATCGCAGGATTTTTACTAGAAGCTTCTTTTAATCCAATGGCCATTACGTTTGTTCCTGTTCTAAGAATTTCTGCAGGAAATGATATAAAAGCACCTAATGGTAGTTTTCTTAAGGCTTGTATTGCAGGTGGTACTTTAGAATATGTTGGATATGTATTTCTAACTAAAAATGCAGATGCTTCATCTAATGCATCATCGTATGTTTTTATTTGTCCAGTAATATTATTTACAGGCACAAACTCTTCACCCATATCTTTATACCAAGATTTCATATCATCTAAATTTCTTACAGCTCTATGTAATTGTGATCTAGAAAACTCAAAACCAAAGTGTTTCCACAAGTTATCACCGCCCGCATATAGTCTTGCAACTTTATCTGTTGGTGCCATTTTAATAAGTTTATCAAATAACTTATCTGTTGTATTTACAGTGTTATTTTTTATTTGATCCATGATTGATTTTAATTCTGATGCCACGACATTTTCATCCCATACACCAAGACGAACTAATTTTTCTGCGTAGTTGTTCATTTCTACATCATCTATGTTTTTCTTTCCTGCTTCAAATATATCATCTAATACAATTTTCATTGCATTTGTAACACTAGCTCTACCACCAATATGACCATTCATTAATGCAAAGAATGCAGCTGATGTTACGTTCCTAACTTGTGTTTGTGGTGAGTATAATGTTTTACCAATCTGCACACCAACCTTACCTTGCATAATAGTTCTGTATAATGGTATAGCTATTAAATTATCTAATACACCACCTACACCTTGAAACATTTGCACATACTCAGGTGTTGTATAAAGTTCTGTTAAATCAGATTTCATATGTCTACCAAATCTAGGTATTTTTCTAATCATTTCTGGATTAGCAATACCGGCTGCGATTGCTTCATCAAAAGAATTAAATAACCAACCATTTTTTATTCCTGATTGTGCAATATAATCACCAGCTCTTTTGTTAGCCATAGCTGAAATCATTTCTGCAGTTGTATAACTAACAGATGACTTTAAATTTTTTTCTGGTCCTAATAATTTTTGTATAGCATCAGGTAATTCTTCTCCTGTTTTTAAAAATTTTACTTTTCCTAATTTTAATATGTCAGCTATTTCTTTCATTTGTCTTAATGGATTTTTACCATCAGCTCTTGCTGTATGTAAAACAGAATTTATCATCATCTTACCATGTTCAAAATATTTAGCATTAACATCTTTTAAATCTGCGTGTCTGTTTTCAGCTATCTCTCTTAAATTTTTATTTTTTTTAATTACATTATCAACTACCCACTTAACTGAGTTGTTAAATATTTTTTCATCTGGCACATAATTAGGATTAGTAAAAGTAGAAAAAGATTTAACTAAATAATTTTTTACTTTATTTACTTCTATATTAGCTATTTCTTTAGTATATTTATCTCCTTCCTTACCTTTAGGTAAAGATTTTTGAAACTCTTTCATTATGTTTTTTATTTCTAATTTTAAATCTGCAGCCAATGGTTGTAATTCATCTGGTAAATCTGTTTTTTTAATTTGATCTCGTAAAAAACTATCAACTTTATCTAAATAAAATTTTTGTAATGCAGGAGATGTAGTATTTTTATTGTGTTGATCTTGAAAACCTTTAGCTAGTTTATATGCTTTGTTATCTAAAGCTTCAAGAGTTCTATCTAATTTTCTAGCTCTACCTTTTATATATAAAGATACTTGTTCTGATACACCTTCAATATCTTTAGGTTGTTTTCCGTAAGCTCTAAACCAAGATAATATATTATCCATTCTTTTAAGAACTCTGTCTGATTTATTTGGTGACGTAATAGAACTTAATCTCCATTTTTCAAATGGTGGTAATTGATTTATTTTTTTAAACATATTTTTACCACTAAATGTAGATACAATTGCAGGAGCCAAAGCTTTTGTTAATGCAAAGTCAGTAGTGTTACGAATTAATTTTGCTGCTCCAGATACAACAGGTTCAACAGCTGGTCTAGATGCAAGATAACTTACAGGTCTAAATACTGCTGTGTTAATACCTTTAGCACCAAATCTTGCAGTTTGTTTTATAAAAGGTGCAAGTCCATATTTATATCCTAGTTGTGCAGCTTTACCTACAATTGGAAAACCAAAACCAACTAACGTTCCTTCTTGTCCATATTTAATTTTATTTCTAAATGATGCGGCTGCTCTTTTTTTACCAGTTAATCCTTCTGTAGATTCTGGTTCAAAGAAAAAAGATTGTCTACCAGGATTTGATGCAAGAAAATCTGTAGCACCTACAACAGTAGCGCCTTCTATAGCTCTTGCTGCTATTTTACTTATCTTTTTTGTTTTTGCTCCTTTTATACCTTGAATAATTTTGTTTATTTGACCAACAGTTTTTGTTCCTCGTATTACTTTTTGTATTACACCACCAGGTATTGCAAATTGTGTCATTAATCCAATAAGATCACCTCTCCATGTTTCTGGTCTGTCTGGTTGTCTTTTAGGATCTTTCATCATTTCATCAAATGCTTCTAAAAATTCTGTACCAAAAACATAATCAGAACCTGCAAATAATAATTCTTTTGTACCTGATACTAAATCAAATGCACCAGATTCTACCCCTCTAGATATTTCATCTAGAATAGATATGTAATCTTTTTGATCCCCTTTTTTTAACAACTCTATTGAATCAACTGGTTTGTCATATTTTTTTGACATGTAATTATCCAAAACTAATTTCATATTAGGGCTACCTTTAAGTATAAATCTAGCTAAACTATTATCTTTTTTTTGAAATGGATTAAGAGGTTTTAAATATCTTACAGGTTTTTTAGGTTCTCCAACACCTTCTAATGCTTTAAGAAAAGATTTTTGAAAATCATTAAGAGTTCTTAGCTCTCCTTCAACTGTTTTTGGTTCTGTATTAGCTGTATCTTTTTTGTATCGCTCGTAGGCAGTATCGGCCATTTTATGCCTCCGCTGGTAATACTAAATTAACACTATATTTTTTGTTGAATTGATCTACGTCTTGTTGAGTTGCAATAGTTGCAAAGTCTTCTAACGCTTCTGGACTAGCAGATAATAATCTTACAATGTCATCACCTATTTCTTGTGGAAGTCTAGCTCTTAACGTTGCATAATCCATATTATCTTCTGGTCCTTGTTCCATGGTTTCTGTTTCTTGCATCTCCATACCAGGTGCTTGCATAGTCATTGTTTCTGTCATGCCACCTATATTGTAACCGGCTCTGCCACCAGCTGCTAATTCTTGATCTTGATCTGAACTTATATCTGAAACACCTACAAAAAATTCTTCGTATTTTTTATATGCTTCTTTTAACAATAAAGGATCAGAATCACCTTTGTATTTTGGCACCTGTTGACCAGGATTATTTGGATCTGGTATCATTTCTTTTTTAAGTTCTGCCATAATAGAGAATAATACTCGTTTAGAAAAATCTTTATTTTCCATTAAAGACTTACCAACAGCATCTTCTTTAGTTAAAAATGTTAGTCTTGCTTTTTTCTCTTTTATTTGTTGTGCAACATCTTCACCATTAGCTTGTTTTTTTTCTAACTCTACAATTTCTTTCATTGTTTCTTCAATATTATTTGCTATTTCTAATTTAGCATAACTTTTACCTTTACTACCACCAGCAGCTTCTGCTGCAATATCAATGTTTCCTTGTAATAATGTTTTAAATAAATCTGCTTGACCTGCTTGCTGACCTAATCTTTGTGCATCTATATCATCAAATAAATCTTGTGTAGGTTTTTTAGCTGCAGCTGCAACTGTAGAAAAAAAACCACCTTGTGGTGGTCTTGATAATAAATCTAAACCAAAGTTAGTTAAAAATCTATTTAATCCTTCACCTTTTGGTCTTTGAAAATATGGTGTAAAAGCTTTTTGTACTTCAGGATTTTGTACTTGTTGTTGTGTATCTTGTAATACTTTAGCCATATCAAAATTTAAACCAGTGCTGTAATTAACTCTTGGTGTATCTAACCCTGAAGTTATACCTTCGTTAGCAGATCCACCTCTTCTAAACATTGGTCTTTTTAATATTCTGTTCATTAATTTGTTGGTTTACCAGTATTAATTATAGTTGATGGTGCACCTGCATTTTTAACTGCACCATAAATTCCTGATAACGTTGTACCAACACCTAACGCTGTTTGTAACGGTGTAGGGTTTGGTATGTTTGTTGATTGGAATGCTGCTGGATATCCACCCATTAGACCAGTTACTTGACCAGAAAATCTGTCTAACTGTTCTTGTGGTTGGAATGTTGCCATTCTAGTAGCTTCTCTTGTTGCGTCTAGTCCTGCTTGTGCTTGCGCCTGGTTTAATGCGCCCAACGTTCCAAGTTGTGAAATTCTGTTAGATTGTAATCCAGGCACAGCACTCATCAGACCTAGCTGAGTTTGTAAATCTTGTCCTCTTTGAGCTTGTGCTTGATTGAAACCTTGCTCCAACAGTCCAGCTTGTAACATAGCTCTATTTCTATCTGATCCTAATTGATATTCCGACTGCAGAACTCCTTCTCTGCCGCCGCCAAAGGCACCAGATGAAACTGCATTGTCACGTATTTGTTGTCTATTGATTGCTGCATTTCTATCAAACTCTGCAAGTGATGCATCAATAACTTGTGATTGATATGGTGACATGTAATCTTGTTGTTGTTGAGCTGTCATTGGCCCAGTTAAATTTTGTGCTGCTGTTAGGTATGGTTGAAACGATCCTAAACCAGAAGCTGTTGCGGCATCTGTTGCTAAATTTTGTGCTTGTGTTTGTAATGCATCTTGTGCAGCAACTTGTGGTGCAAGTCCTGCTAAACTATCTTGTCTAATTCCAAATTGTGTAGCTGCATCTTGACGTGCTTTAAATTGTGCAGCGTCTTCGCCTGTTTGTTGTGTTAATGAACCTATTCCTTGTGAAACTACTGGTATGGCTGATTGTGCTGTAATCTGTGTTGCAAGATCTTTACCTATATCTTCTATAAACTGCGCAGGTAAATTTCGTACTGTTTCTGTAGCCATTATAAAACTCCTTCTAATCTTTGTGATGTTTGAAACATTTCTTTAGCGCCATCTAATCCTTGCGATTCTTCTGATACTTCACCTCCGGACTCGAGATTTTTCATCATATTATACATAACTTCTGCGCCTTTGTCTATATCTCCCTCACCTGCATTTCTAACAGCATCTGCTGTAAATACAAACTCATTCTTTGATAATCTTGCAGGGACATCATCTGCTTTTTCCATTCTACCCATGTCTACAAAACCACCTGTTTCTCTGTAATCTTTTTCTTTACCATCCATATCTAATAATGGCATAACATTTTTAGCAACTGGTTCTGCATTCCCACCTTCAGCCATTAATCTATATGGACTACCTGATCTTTGCATAGCAAGGTATGGATTTCTTCTAATACCAGCTATATCTAAACCTTTTCCTCTATCTTCTTCTTGTTCCTCCTCTTCTTCTTGAGGTGTCATTAATCCTGCTAGTGCTGATGCTGCTGTAATACCTCCTAAAGCTGTTGGCATTAAAGATCCACCACCTTTTGTTAAACCTAATTTTGTAAATAACCCTTCTTTAAAAGGCACAAAAGGTTGACCTACTCTGGATCCTGCTTGACCAAATAAAGTACCTTTTAATCCTCCAAACATTCCTGAACCTGATAAATAACTACCACCCGCATATAACAATGCAGCTTTACCTATTGGTGATTTAACAACTTTCTTAACAGCTCTTGTAGCTTTTTTAATAAGTTTACCAAGACCATACATCTGTCTTCCTGTTTCATCCATATTACCATCAGCTAAACCACCTATTAAATCTTCTGGATTTGTCATACCACCTTTATTCATAAGTCTGTATGGTATTCCTTTTGGTGTATCCACAACAGGATCTGTTGTTGTAGGAGCTGTTGATCTTATACCTACAAAACAATATGCTGGTGGGTTAGGTCCTTTACAAGGATCACTTGGTCCATCATTTCCTTTTGGAGGTTCAGGAGGACCATCGGGACCAAAAAATGCGTCTTCAAATTCAGCTTGGGTTATATTACCGGTGTCTTGTGCATTATTAATAGCATCTGCTATTCTGTCAGTATCTGTTAAATCTTTTCCTGTCATACCATAATCATCAAGATTTGGATCAGATCTTTCATAAACATTTAAAGCTGGATTCATTATATTTAATACACCAAATAAACTAGGAGTTGCTTTTTTATATCCAAATTTTTGATCATATAAATTTTTTAATGAATTTATTTTAAATCTTTCAGTAAAACTTAAATTATTTAATCTATTAAATTCTTTTTCTTTAGGTGTTAAATCAGGTGGACCTTTACTTAAATCTAAGCCTAATGGGTTTTTACCTGTAGCTATCGCTGTATTATAATCTTGTCTATCAGTAGTACGACTTCTATCTGTGCTGCCACCACCTGTATTTCCCGGAGGTCCTCCACTATAAGCACCTGTACCTTTAGCTTGATCTCCATAATCTGAACCTTTATAACCAGGTCGTTTACCGTTTGCTGGTTTGTTTACTAGTTGTTGATACTGTTGTGCGTTTGTTATAGCCATTATTCGTCCTTGTCAGAAGATGCAC